TATATTCGTCAACTGCATCCATCAATTCCATAATTTTTTAAGTTCCATATCGTAAATCCACAATCTGTAATGGTGTAGTAATTGTTTGAATGGACAATTACAAACGAAATCCCATCTCCAAAGGCATCAACGAATGGTGTTACAACTTCTAAACTATTCGAAGTTGAACGAACAAACTTAGTATTTTCAGTAATAAAATTAAAATAGTCTGATGATATTTGTTTAATATTCATTTTGATACCTCCTTATATTCTTATTATTATTTTACACTAAATTGCTTTGAATAGAAATATTTATTTCATCTTTCGCCATGATATTTGCGTATTTTAAAATATCAGAAAATATCTCCAAAAAGTCAGTAGAGTTTTGTATATCTTCAAAAGGTAAAGCATAAGATCTGCAGTAAGTATGACCATCGCCTTTCTCGATAAATTCTTCTTCTGAAAATATATTAATTCTATTTCCGTAAACTCTTGTACCGTCAGCATTTTTATGAAAATTAGAATTAAGATTTATACGAAACAAAGTATAATAATATTTACATTCCATAAATTGAAACACTTTATTTTCAGGCGAACATTTATAAATCAGTTTAAATTCGCCATTTTTTACTCCGCCAAAACCAACAAATTTAATTTCTCCATGGTCTGTTTCTTTCAATTGAATGTTATATTTTTGGAATGCCTGTTTAAGCATTTTTATTAATCTTTGTGCTTCTTTGTCATTTAATTCTAATTCCATTTTATTATCTCCTTGTCTACGTTTAAATCAACACTTTTCCAATAACTGACACTTTTTCTGCATCAACAATGATATCATCATATTGAGGGTTCTCTGACCTAAGAATGATATTCTGACCATCTCTATATAAATACTTACAAGTTACCCCATCGTCCTCAACTCGAACGATAGCGATCTCACCATCTTCCACAGTAGGTTGATATCTTAAATATACTTCAGAACCTTTCTTGATGATTGGTTCCATTGAGTCACCTGTGATTTGAACCAATTCATTCGCACCATTTGGAACAATGGAAGAGGGAAGTACGCCCATTTCTGCATCAGAATCATCAACGTGAATCATAGAGCCCGCTGCAGATTGACGCCCAAAAACGATAGGAACTATATTATCTTCTTGTATTTGTCCATTCTGATCGTTTAGCTGTTCTTCTGCATAATTGTAGACGTTGTTCTTCCGAGAAAGAGTGAGCTGTACAGTGATATCTATAATTTGATTGAGTAATTTGTCTTCCTGACCATAATTATCGATAGTATCTGTAGGAAAGAAATCATCTAAAGTAACGTGGAATATATCGCATAATTTAAAAAGTATATCTTGATTAACTTTTCTAGCACCTTTTTCATAACGACCTATAGTTTGTTTAGTCGTGTTTAATCTGTCCGCTAAATCTTGCTGAGTCATCTTACTATCTTTTCTATATTCTTTTATTTTAGCACCTATATAATGTTTTAATTCCATAGATACACACCTCGTTTCTGATTAAATAATAACATAAAGTAACCAAAATAGAAACTTTTTTTATTTTTTAGCAAGAAAACTATTGACAAGTAACCAAACTGGTTATATAATAAGTTTGTAAGGTTGATTAAGACCTTAACTAAGCAGAAAGGAGAGCATGATGAAGGAAGTTAGCGAACTTCTAACAGCACTAGGAACATTCCTAGTAGGACTTGCAAGCTTGATAAAAGTTTGCAAACAAAAAGAACAGCCTAACAATTCTCGAAAAGCACGCAAGCATAAGAGAAATTAAAAGCTGTTCAGCTGTTCTAGCTCGAGGAGCTAAGCTCCTCGGTGCTAGTATATCATGAATGAGGATATTATGCTACATGGTATAAGTGCATTCTTATTTTGCCTACTAGTATTTCTGTGGATTAGTAGGGACGATAAAAAACATTAGAGAGCCTACAACAGGCTCTCTACAAAAAAACAATATTTTTTTATTGATAAAGTAACCGAAATGGTTATAATATATATTAGTGGAGGTGATAAATATTGCAAACAACTTTATACGGATTGAGAAAGGCTAAAGGTTTAACTCAAAAAGAACTAGCTAAAGAATTGGGCATTTCTGAATTGTCTTACCGAAATAAAGAATTAGGAAAGAATGAATTTACACAAGATGAAATGTTCTTCTTAAGTCATTATTTCAATGAAAGAATGGACAAAATTTTTTTGCCAAGGAAGTAACCGAAATGGAAACTTTGCCAATTGAGGCTATAGCAAAATTGAATGATTTTTAAATGAAATAGGAGGTGATACGAATGAATCATAAAGAAATTGAAACTTACGGTATTTACCCACAATTCGCAGGCAACCCAAAAGAAAGAGAATTAAGAATCAACAAGGTTAAAAAGATGAGAAAAGCACACTCGAAAATATCGAATGTGCTCAACAGAAGCGGATTAACTTATAGAGAAATCAAAAGACTATTTGATGTCATCTTAAATGAAGCCGATTCTTTTTTACAAAGTAAGAAAGTTACTTTTAAAGTTCAAAAGTAGATTGAGGGTCATATTCATGATCTGACTTATAAATATGACCGTATGCTTTGCAATACTCACCATACCAATCGGCATATTCGGTTTCATCATCCCACGTCTCTCCACTCATTTTTTTAATGGTTATAGCAAGAGCAATGTCGTGGATTTGATTATCTGTAAGTGTACGTCGATATGGTTGAGTGTATGTTTCGCACATATAAAACACCTCCTTTCCCTAACTTAATTATAGGTTTGAAAGAGTGTTACAACAATATGAAAAAACATGAAATAGGAGGATAAAAATGATTACAGGTCTCGGTATCAAATTTGAATTAGAAAATTTACAAGAGTTAAAAAAACTTCTTATTGATGCTGCAAAACAAACAGCTCAATTACAAGAAACTTTAGAAAAAATTGAAAGTACAAAAGTCGATATTACAGCTAGTTTAGTGAAAATTGAAGAATAATGAGGTGAGAACGTGGAAAGAAAGTTAGCGTCCAAACAAATTGTAGAAGAAAATCCAGAACTAATTAATGTATTAGGGTATTTAGTTTTAATAGCATTTGCTTCTTTAGTTGTAGCCATCATGTTTTTGAGTAAAATCGCACTAACTGTAACAATCATTTCATCAGGATTATGTTGGATGATTTTGTCGACTCTGAAACAAAAGTTAAAGGAGAAACTAAACAAAAATTAAAAGGAGAAATTATGGAACAAGCAACACTCGATTATTACGAACCAATATTTTTAGAAGTAGTGAAAAGAAATCCAGATAAGTTCGTTGAAATCATAAGACCGTTTGTTGAACGAAAAAAGAGTTCTAGGTGGTTGACAACTGAAGAGTTGTGCGAAGAGCTTGGAACAAGTACAAGTTCATGGCTTAAGAGTGATGTAAGAAATCATCCAGTAGTGGTTGCTGCAAGACGAACGGATACACGCCCATATAAATACAAAGCAGATCATATTGAAGCCATACAAAAAGTGTGGGATGAGAGAAAGGGTAGAAAAAGATGAACGGAGTAGAAATGTCAAGAACACTAAAACGAAAAACGTTTTGGAGAGAGTTCAACAAGAACTTTTTTAAGCAGTATTTTAAATTTTTAGGATATACAGCATTAATAGCAGTTGGAATGATCGCATTTCTTCATTTGTGGGTAGGAGCATCTAATCAAGCTCATGATAAGTACAACTCGATACGAGATAATAATTATACAGAAATGAGATGAAGCAATGTATAGCTTATTAGTTAATTTATTCGACAATCGTTTAACGGACATCGTTGTTAAGAATAAAACAGTTGGAACATTAATGCCTAATCTCGACAGAGTTATCCTTACTATGTCAACAAGTGATCACAATTTTCAATTTAGCACTAGACACAGAACTGAAGAAGATGCATTAGATTTAGCAGAAGAAATTTTGACACAAAAAAAGACGACTGAAAACAGCCGTCCACACACATATAAATTGTAACACGGGTGAGGGGAAAAAGCAATGAGTAGTTTATTAATTAATGAACCGCCTCTACAAGTATTACCGTCACTTGCTAAAGAGGTAGGTTTAAACGAATCAATAATGCTACAACAAATGCATTACTGGTTATTAAAAAGCACACACGAGTTTAATCAAGAATATTGGTTTTACAAAACTTTAGAAGAATGGCAATTAGAATTCCCATTCTGGTCAACAATGACAATCAGAAGGATCTTAGGAAATTTAGAAAAGAAAAAATTAGTGAAAGTAGGAAATTTCAACAAGAAGAAATTTGATAAAACAAAATGGTACACAATCAACTATGAACGAGTGAACAGACGATGTGTTCAATCTGAACAGACGTACTGTTCAGATTGTACAGATGGAACTGTTCAAAATGAACAAACCAATACCAGAGACTACACAGAGACTACTACAGAGAATAATAATAATGTCTCCGAGGAGAAACCGAAGAAGGTTGTATGGACTGAAGAGACTAGACACATTATCGATTATCTAAATAAACGAACTGGAAAGAAATATTCCGTTAAGACTAAAAAAACAGAGCAGTTAATCCACAAGCTCTTAGATAATGGATTTACTGTAGAGGACTTTGAACGAGTTATTGATATCAAGTGTAAGCAGTGGTTAAACAATGAGAAGATGAATCAATATCTCAGACCACGCACACTATTTAGCGAGAAGTTTGAGGACTACTTAAACGAGGCCCCAGCTAGAGTGAATAGAAATGTATCGTCCGGACAATCTTTTACAGAAAAAATGGAAGAATTGTTTGGTGACAATTGGAGAGCTAAATATGAATAATTATGAATTAGAGAAAACAATAATTGCAGCATTGCTAAATGATTTTGATAAAGCTCAAACAACTCACTTAAATAGCGAATGGTTCATGATAGACGACTTTAAAAAGATTTTTGAGATTCTAAACAATTTCGGAAGTCGTTTAGATGGCATTATGGAATTATTCGCGAAATTACAAGCAGAGTCTAAAGGGCAAGGAATCAACTACGAAAGATTACTAGATATCCAGAAAGATTATTTAGTTGGCACAAGCCTTGATTATTTGGCAAATGAACTCCACCTAGCATTTCTCAGATTACAGTTTTCAAAATTAACAGCAGAGCACAGCAAATTTCCAACTAAGAAAACAGAAGCACAAATGCTTGAGATTTTAAACATTATGAACAAACTCTCTAGAAAACAAAATGCTGGAGATTTGGAAGAGACATTCAAACAATTCGAATATGAATTAGAGCATGATGTCAATGTGGGTATTAAAACATTTAGTTGTTTAAATTACGCTTTAGGCGGTGGATTAAGACCAGGGATGTTGGTTACGGTAGGAGCTAGACCATCCGTAGGAAAAAGCGCGTGGGCGATTAACCTTATAGACAGAGCATTTGACAATAACCAAGGGATGAAAATTGATTTATTTAGTTTAGAAATGTCAAAAAAAGAAGTCTTTGGAAGATTCGTCGCAAGACACGGGAAAATAGACACTTACTATCTTAGTCAGAAAAATAAAATGCTCAACGCGAAACAAAAAGATGACGTACGTGAAGTAATTGAAAAATTTAAAAATAGAGACTTTAAAATTTATGACACAGTTTCAGAATTGAATCACATTTTAGGAATTATAAAAGAACGGTCATCTAGTTGTGAGAATGGTAAATATTTAGCAGTTATCGATTATGTTGGGCTGATTAAAGTTAACAACAATCGTGACAGAAGATTACAAATTGAACAGATTACAAGAGAGCTAAAGAATCTAGCTAATGAATATCAAGTGCCAATGGTTATCCTCTCTCAATTATCTCGTGGAGTAGAGCAAAGACAGGATAAAACTCCAATGCTGGCAGACTTGAGGGAATCAGGCTCTATCGAACAAGATTCAAACGTTGTGTGTTTTCTAAGCAACGATGAAACAGAAGAGAATCACGAAGGCTATCAACGAGTTAAATTTTCAATTAAGAAAAACCGTGAAGGTGATCTGATGGATGCAACCTTTAAATTCTACAAAGCGAGAATGGATTTTGTGGAGGAATTTAAAAAATGATGAACGCAAGAGTGTTCCAAGAAATCATGGATAGCGAAAATTTGGAAATGTCAAAAGCAGTATTAATCATGCTGCAAGAAGCTAAACAATGTCAGAAAAATATTAAAAGCATGATTGTGTATCAACATCTTCCAAGAATTGCAGAATATATTGATAGACAGAAAGAATTGAAAGATAAAGCTATCTGGCAAGCCTTAGAAGTGGCGCAACTAGAGAAAATGTATGGATTTCGATTAGTTGAGGATAGAAACAATGTAATAATTGCCACTTACCAAGTTTTAGATCCGCACAGTGAATCAAAGAAGAAAATCAGAAGACATATAGAAATTATGGCAGAACTGGAGAAAGAATATGGCATTTGTAATTAAAAGTAGAAATATGTATTTTTCAGGAATTGTAGATTATACGACAACTACTGGATACTTAGATAAAAATCATCCAATTAAACTTCATCAATTCAAACTGACACAGAATAAAGCAATGATTTTTAAGGACTATTTTTCCGCACAAACTTTTATGACCGAACATGGAGTTAACGGACATATAGTTAGACTTGATTCAATTCGAAAGGTAGTGAGTAAGTAATGAAAACAAATCAATTATGGGTAATATTTTGGCAAATCATAACATACACAATTTTAATGCTTAATGTGTTTGGAATTAGTAGAATTCATATCTTGTTCGCTATCGTTGCATTGTTCAACGGAATGGTAGCTGGATACGAGAAAGAAAAGGAAATCAGAAGTCTAATCAAAATGGACGCTAAAGAATTCGAAAAGTACCTTAAAAATATTGAGGAGGACCAATCATGAAAGAGAAACCAGAGCTTGATAAATTAAAAGACGATGTGCATTACTTGATTGTGGCTCATTGTAAATACAAGGATATTTCGATGTATGACAGAGCGTTGAAACAGTTCCAGGAAGATATTGGATACGGTCAGTTAGAAGATATGAGCTACGATGAGCGATTCGCTTTCTTATTAGGATTTGAAACATCGATTAACACTATGAAGTCAATAGCTTTTAAGTTACTAAAGGAGGGTTACGATGGATATTTTGGATAAATTAAAATTACAAGGTGAGTTGGACGAATTGTTAACAGACTTTGAAGCAAAAGCGAAAAACATTCTTTTAAAATACAAGTTAGGTTGGAAAGAAGAAAATAAACAAAATGATTGGAAATTAGAAATGCCGTTTCAAAGAGGCGATGTATATTTTGTTTTGCAAAGCTATGGAGGATGTGAAAAACAAATTTATGACGATGTAAATTTACACATTAACAATGTAGTACAAGGAAATGCATTTGTTTCAGAACAATTAGCCGAATTAGAATCAAAACGAAGAGAATTGATAACCAAATTCAGAGATTTTCAAGACGCATCCAACAGAGATTGGGTACCAGATTTTAATCATTTTGATACGAAGTATTTCATAGCATACGACTATGATCTCAATAGACTGAAAGTATATGGTCAGTACGGAATAGATGGATTTCATATATTTGGTTATTTTCAAAATGAAAGAGACGCTAAACAAGCTATTGAAATATTTGGAGAGCAAATCAAAGATTTATTCGTGGAGTGTGACTAGATGGAAATTATGAGTAAGGTTATATGTCCGTATTGTGAAAGCAGGATAGACATAGAAAAAATGCTCACATCGGAAAAACTGAAAGAAATGCAATTCTATCTTACCTGTCCAGAGTGCAATAAAACGTTCTCGACTTTTGCGAAAACAAAAATACAAGTAAACGTAAGCAGTATTGAAGATAAAATCAAAGCAGAAAAAGAAGTTTTGTTATTTTGGGAGCAATCAGAGATAGGCGATGAAGCCTTTAAAAATGAAAGGATTAATATTCGAAAAGGCCATATCCAAGAACTAAAAGTGATTAAGGAAAGAAATGATCGTAAGGAGTGATTAAATGAAATTCGCATACGTTAGCTGCTTAGGAGATTTGTATGTAACTGATGACCCTGATTGTGATTCAGAGCCTTGCTCTATTTGTGGAGATTACGACAGGTGTATAGGTACAGTAAATACACCTATAGACTTAGCAAAAGTTATGTTAGAAGAAGGGTATACGGAAGAATACATTTTAGAAATTACTGGTTACGAAATTGAAAAGACTGGTAACGATATCGAATATAAGAAAGTAAAAGATATGGAGTGGGAGGATGAGTGATGAAAACATCAACCACAAAACACATTGAATACCTAATTTTTCAACACACTAACAAATTAGGAACTTATGGTTGTAGGGAAGTAAAGATAGGTGGAGTAAAAACAAGACAATTCGTTACCGACAAAAAAGAATTTGTGGACTATATGACTATTACATCGGATGGAAAAATCACTTGTTATGAAATCAAATCAAGTTTGGAAGATATAAAATCGAATGCTAGGTTATCATTTTACGGACATAAAAACTATTTTGTAATGCCGACAGAATTGTATAACGATATATGCAAAGAATCATGGTTTTTGAGAAAGTTAGAGAATCATACGATAGGGGTTATATCAGTAAATAAATTTGATAAATTGAAAGTGGTTAAAAAATGCAAGAATAAGAATTTGTCGATAGGAACTCAAACAATATTACTAGAATCATTTGCAAAATCAACTGCTAGGGATACAGCAAAACTATATCGTTTAGAGAACAACGAAAATACAAGGCGATTATCATCAAAACAAATTGATGATTTACTGGATGAAATCGTGACGGATGAATTCGTTGTGAATGCAATCGATGATTTTAAGAAAGGACAGAAATAACAATGCACATTACTATGTTTTTAAAAAATGGACAAACATTAAGATTTGAAGACGTGACAAACTTGAAGAAAGAGGAAAAATTCTATAACATTATTACTTTTAATTATTCAAGTATGTCGGACGGCCAAAAGAAAAGAGCACTCTTTAGCATTAAAGACGTGTTAGGTTTATCAGTCAATAAGGAGGATTTCGATGTTAACAGTTTACTCTAAACCAAATTGCATCCAATGCGAGATGACTAAGATTTGGCTAGATCAAAATAAAATTCAATACGATACAGTGGATGTGATTGAAAATCCGGAAGTATTAGAAGAGATTAAATCACTTGGATTTAAAAGCATGCCAGTGGTTACGTTAGATAAGAATTTCGATAATGCCTGGGTAGGTTACAATTTAGATAGATTACTTGAATTAAAGGAGCTTGGATAATGGAGAGAATGAGTCCAGAAGAACGAATGGTATTAAGACTAATTCCAGTAAGCGACACTCGACGAATTAATCGAGTGGATATTTCAAGAATTACTAAGCTATCGGAACGTAGAGTTAAGAAAGTAATTGATACGTTAGTTAACAGATACGGCATTGTGATCATCGGAGAACGTAACGGTAGAACTGGATACTATATTCCAGAAACAGACGAGGCTCGTAAGGACGGAATTAAGCCTATGCGATCTCAAGCAATTAAAGAATTCAAACGAGTGAGTCGAATTTTAAAAGGCGATTTGAAAGCTCATGAGAAGTACTTGGAGGCAAAATGAATTTCTTAGATTTATTTGCTGGTATAGGTGGCTTCAGACTAGGAATGGAAGCAGCAGGACACAAATGTATTGGTTTTTGTGAAATCGATAGATTTGCAAGAGCAAGTTATAAAGCAATTCATGATACAAGGGGGGAGATAGAGTTTCATGACATTACAAGCGTATCAAATGACTTTATTCAATCCATCGGAACTGTCGACATTATCTGTGGAGGATTTCCGTGCCAGGCTTTCTCAATTGCAGGAAATAGAAGAGGATTTGAAGATACAAGAGGAAGTTTATTTTTTGAAATCGCAAGGTTCACATCTATTCTCAGACCCAAAATATTATTCCTGGAAAACGTCAGAGGCTTACTCAGCCATGACAAAGGAAGAACATTTGAAACCATCTTGCAAACGTTGGATGGATTGGGGTACAACGTGGAATGGCAAGTGCTTAACAGCAAAGATTTTGGAGTGCCACAAAACAGAGAACGAGTGTTCATTATCGGACATCTTAGAGGAGAAGGTGGACGAAAAGTATTTCCTATCGGAGAACAAATTAAAAAGACTAATTTTGAACCCAAAATAGATATCATAGGGAATACTAAACCAAATAATTGTTCTAGAAAAGGTACACGAAGCGTTGTATATAATCCTGAAGGATTAATTGGAGCTTTAACAGCAACAGATTATAAAGAACCAAAACAAATAATTGTTGCTGGAAAGATAAAAAGCAAGTTTGAATACCCTAATAGAATATATGATATAGAAGGCATTTCACCAACTCTAAATACTATGCAAGGTGGAAATAGAGAACCTAAAATTCAAGTAAATGAAACTCAAATCAGGAAACTAACTCCAAAAGAATGTTGGAGATTGCAAGGTTTTCCAGATTATGCATTTGAAAAAGCTGCACAAGTAAACAGCGATAGTCAGCTATATAAACAAGTTGGAAACAGTGTAACTGTAAATGTAATTAAAGCAATAGCATTAAAATTGAAATGAGGTAAATAAATGATTAATAACGTTGTGCTAGTAGGCAGATTAACAAAGAAACCAGAGCTAAAATTTACAGCAACCGGTACTAAGTATACGCAGTTCAGTGTTGCAGTACAAAAGAAATTTAAAAATCAAAATGGTGAATACGAATCAGATTTCATCAATTGTTTGATGTGGTCTACTGCTGCAGAAAATTTTATCAATTTCACAAACAAAGGCTCGTTGGTTGGAATTGAAGGGCGCATTCAAACTAGAAGCTATGATAAGGACGGAAAGAAAGTATATATCACAGAAGTAGTTGCTGAGAATTTTTCATTACTAGAATCAAAGAAAGTAACAGAAGCTAGAAGCAATGTAGTTCAACCAATCGAAGAAAGTTCATTCAATGGAGTGTCAGACGATGACTTGCCATTCTAATGAATTGAGGTGCAAGTATTTGGAAAGTATTCACCTATTTGATTATCCGGAACTAGATTATAAAGCAACCAAGCGAGAAGTGATGAAAGTCATTGGTAGATATAAGAACGCATTAAATAAGTTGTATCTGAAGAGTGAGCCTCGCATCACTCCTCAGTATACGATTGTTCCACCTTCATTTACTAACGAGTTTCACTCATCTACAGAAGATGCTGCACTATGGAGCGACACTGTAGGAAAGAAATTCAAAGATTACGTTGAACGTGTGAACACTGCATTGAATAGTATTCCTTCAGTTAACCGAGTAGTAATTTACAGATCATTAATCCAGGAACAAAGCGATGTATTAATTGGAAGTGAAATGAATTACAGTGAATTCACTATTCGAGATATACGAATGGAAGGTATTAAACAACTAGCGTACGCACTAGGTGTAGATGTATATCAAGATGGAACATCAGAAGGTGTTGAATACGATTAGTTGTATTTGTTGTAGAAAATGACTAAAAAAGTTTGTAAAACATTTTTAGAGAAATATTTTATAATATGTACTGTGGTATCGTGTAGATACAAGGATAGAGATGCGGAAACATCTTTAAAAAGCCAGTCCTGAAAAAGGTGTATACATGTTAGTAGCTTGGACGACTATTAACGAATATCAAGAGCGTACATTAAACTGTGCGCTCTTATTTTTTATCGAAAGGAGAATGCAATGAATTACGTTGAACCGATTCGAGATAAAGATGATATTCAAGCGATGAAGGATTACTTACGAGAATGGAACGAACGTAATTACATGATGTTCTTACTTGGAATTAATTCCGGATTACGCATTAGCGATATTATCAATCTGCGAGTTAAAGATGTGCAAGGATGGTACATCAAAACAAAAGAATTGAAAACAGGTAAACAACTCAAAAGGAAAATGCCTCCTGTTTTAAAGAAAGAACTGCGGGAGTACATCAAAGGGAAACCACTACACCATTATTTATTTCAAAGTCGAAATGGAAAGAATCAGCACATCAGTCGATGCACTGCTTATTTGATTATTAAGATAGCGGCCGAAGAGTGTGGAATCGATAATGTTGGAACCCATACAATGCGCAAGACTTTTGGCTATCATCAATACAAGAAGAATAAAGATGTTGCTACATTGATGGAACTATTCAATCATTCAAGTCCTGCAATCACTTTGAAATATATTGGAATTCGACAAGACCAACAGGATAAAGTGATGACTAATTTTGGCTTGTAATTATCAACTAAACATAATGAGGAAACTGTTAGTTCGTTTTGAGATTGAATTAGAAACATTGATATAGCAAATAAATAATCAGAATCATGAATTAAACAGAATATAAGATATGTTTAGTTCAAAGGGAATAATTCCCAAGAGAGGAGTGTGCGATGGTCAGAAAAACATTAAATACTTCTCGTTGGAGAAGATTTAGAAATTTCATCTTAGCTAGGGATGGATATCGTTGTCAGGAATCTTTGCGATATGGAATATCTACACCAGCAGAAATGGTTCACCACATATTCCCAGTGAGCGAATATCCTGAATTAGAATTCGTAGCTTGGAATGTCATCTCATTATCAAACAAGATGCATAACAAGATGCATGATCGTATCACTGACAAAATAACAAAACTTGGAAAAATATGGCAAAGACGAAGAAAGAAAGAATTTGAAAAATTTTATGGATACCCGCCACCTTTGGATTAAGAATTTTTCCGGCTTTGGAAACCGAGGAAAGGAACTTTTTCCAACCGCGCGGTAAATTCAAAAAAAGGGGATAAAATCTAGGCTGTATTGGAAAGGAGGACGAGTTTTGGCAAGACCGATTACAAAAAATACAATGAAAAAAGCTACTGTGAAACAAATGAAAAGCCTTGGAACATACAGGAAAGAATATGACTCGTTGATAGAAATCTATGCAGGCTTATTATTCCAGTATGCTAAGTATGAACAAGAACATGCAGAGAGAGATTATCAGGTAGCAGAAATCTATGTGAACAAAGCTGGTGCTGAAAATTATAGGAAAATTCCATTAGTCAATGTATTGGAGACTCTGAGACGAGACATATTAACGTATTCAGATAAGCTCATGTTAAATCCGAAGTCACTTGGAGAGATTATTGCTCAAGATACTGATTCGTCCATTATTGATATCATGAACAAGCTCGGTGGTAAGCGATGAATCCATACGTTCAGAGAGCTATCAACTATGCGAATGATGTCATTGATGGAAAAATAGATTCGTGTGAAGAAAAGATACTTGAAGCTAAACGATTTTTCAGAGACTTAGAAAATCCTAGGTTTTATCTAAACGAGGATGACATTAACGTAGCTGTTAACTTCATCGAAAATGTAATAGTTCATTATCAAGGCGAAGACGTTAGTGCAGTGAGTCTGCGCAACACTCCGATGAAATTACAAGAATGGCAAATGTTCATCGTGGTTAATCTTCTAGGATTTTATAAAACAGGAACTGTAGAGACTAGATTTAAAGAGTCCCTAGTGTTCATTCCACGCAAGCAAGGAAAGACAGCTTTCACTGCTTCGCTTGCTCTATGTAGATCACTAATGCAACGTAAGAGTTCGTCTAAGTGCTACATTGTAGCAGCTGGAATTAGACAATCGCTAGAAGCGTTTGGATTTATGCGATTTAATGTAGACCGTTGGCATGATAAAAATATAGATATTAAAGATAATAATTCAGAGCATTCTATTACTGGAGAGTTTGGTAAGGAAGGCTCTTTCTTTGTACAAGCATTGGCGAATGACGAGTCTAGATTAGATGCATTGAATGGAAACTTCATCATATTAGATGAGGCACACACAATGCGTAGTTCTAAGAAGTACGGGAAGATGAAGAAAACATTAAGCGCGTATCGAAATAAGCTGTTATTTATTATCAGCACAGCAGGAGATATTCCAAATGGATTCTTAGCTAATCGCTTGAAGTACTGTAAGAAAGTTCTCGAACAGAGTATTGAAAATGACGAATTGTTTATTTTTATTTGTAAAGCAAACGAGGATAAAGACGGAATGCCTATTGATTACATGTCAGACAAGACATTAAGGATGGCTAATCCATCATGTGGCGTGACAGTAACTATAGAAGAATTAAGAGCTGAAGCTGAGATGGCGCTTAACGATCCACAAACTCGAATGGAATTCTTCAACACAACATTGAATGTATTTACGAATTCAATGAACACTTACTTTAATGTCGATGAATTCATTGCTAGTGATGAGCAATACAATTGGACTATTGAAGAACTAGCTAAACTTCCGGTTAAATGGTATGGCGGTGCTGACCTTTCTAAAATGCACGACTTGACAGCTGCCTCGTTAGTTGGAGAGTACGAACACGAAGGGAAGAAAATAGATATAACAGTCACCCATGCATTCTTTCCTATTGCTGCTGCTAAAGAAAAAGCAGAAGATGATGGCATCCCATTGTTCGGATGGAAAGATGATGGCTGGTTGACAATGAGCAATACAAAAACGGTCTTATATGACGATGTAGTGAAATGGTTCATCAAAATGAGACAGCTAGGATTTAACATCCGAAGTGTTGGGGTTGATAAGAAATTCGGGCGTGAGTTTTTTATGAAGATGAAACAAAATAAATTCAGAATAAAAGACCAACCACAATATTTCTGGAAGAAGTCTGAAGGATTCAGACGAATTGAAAGGAAAGTTAAAAATAAAGAATTCTACTATGTGCATAGTGAAGCGTTTGAATATTGCGTTGGGAATGTTCGTGCGATTGAAAAAACGGACGACATGATTCAATACGAAAAGGCTGACGGTGACGGAGGTACACAGCGCATTGATCTTTTTGACGCAACTGTTTTCGCAACTGTACAAATGCTAGAAGAAAGTGATAGCAAAGCAAATCGTGCAAAAGATTTCTTTGGTTTGAAGGGAGATTAAAATGGGATTATTCGATTTTTGGAATAAAAGAAATAAAAATGTATTGCCACAAGTAGGCTTTATGTCGCCATTTGAATGGCAGAATTTAATATCGCAAGATGATACTTATATCCCTCTAAACAAGCATCCTGATGTTGTGATTGCTGTTGATAAGATTGCAGATTTAGTATCAAATATGACAATTCATTTGATGGAAAATTCAGATAAAGGAGATGTTAGAGTTCGAGATGAATTATCTCGAAAAATTGATATTAATCCGTATAAGTACATGACTAGAAAGACATGGATTTATAGGATTGTACGAGATTTATTATTGAACGGTGATGGAAATGCAGTAGTCCATGTTAAGTTGATAAGCGGAACAGATTTCATCGGAGATTTAATGCCGTTGAATATGCGTAGCGTTGAGTTTATTGATGAAGAAGATGGCGGATATTATATTCGCTACGGTTCTGTAAGACTGAATCCTGACGAAGTAGTACACTTCACAATTAATCCTGATGAACAGAGAGCACATATCGGAACTGGATATAAAGTATTACTCAGAGATATCGTTAAAAATCTTACGCAAGCAAATAAAACGAAGAATAGTTTTATGAGAAACAAAAACATTCCTAGTGTAATAGTGAGTGTCAATGGGGATGCCGATGGATTAACGAATCAACAAGGCCGTGAAGCCATAATGAATAGTTATCTAAATACTACTAATGCTGGAGAACCGTGGATTATTCCAGCAGAGATGATTAGAGTTGACCAAGTGAAGCCTTTGACTTTAAAGGATATCGCAATCAATGAATCAGTAGAAATTGACAAAAAGACAATTGCTGGACTATTTGGAGTGCCAGCTTTTTTCTTGGGCGTAGGAGAATTCAATAAAGAAGAATATAACACGTTCATTAATACAAGAATTCTATCGATTGCCGAAATAATCGCACAGACGTTAACAAGAGACTTGTTAATCAGCCCAAGAAGATATTTCAAGTTCAATCCAAGGTCGTTATATTCGTACAACATTACTGAACTAGTTTCTGCAGGAAGTCAGATGGTTCAGTTAGCTGCGATGCGCAGAAATGAACTTAGAGATTGGATTGGATTAGTTCCAGACCCAGAAATGGAAGACATTATCGTTTTAGAAAATTATCTACATCAAGATGATTTAGACAAACAGAAAAAATTGAAAGGTGGTGAGAATGATGAATAAAAGAGAAAGTTATCTCACTACACAATTTAAAACTCGTAGTGATGAAAGTGGAAAAAAATTCATTGAGGGATATTTTATCAAGTACGGTGTAGAAACCGAACTTTGGGACGGATTTTTTGAAATGATTGAAAAGGAGGCAGTAGACAAAGCACTAGAGCGTAATCCGGATGTGAGAGCTCTATTTAATCATGATACAAATATTTGTTTAGGGCGTACTGGAAATGGAATTCTAAAATTAAAATCCGATAACATCGGACTGTTTGGCGAATGCGAAATTAACAACGCAGACCCAGACGCAATTGGAGCTCATGCAAGAATTGAAAGACAGGATGTAAATGGTTGTAGCTTTGGATTTATTGAATTAGCTTTCGAAATTGTCGAAAGAAAAGATGGAACAGTACTCAAAATCATTAAAGATATGGAACTTCTGGAAGTCAGTCCTTGTACATTCCCTGCTTACCCTCAAACAGAAATCTCTGCTAGAAAGCAAGGATACGAAGAATTTAAAAAAGAATCGTTAAATGCTAGAAAAAAACTATTAAAGGAGAAGTTAAATAGATGAAGAATAAAGGATTGTTAATTAAACAAAAAATCGCAATGCGTAACAAGTCGTTAGAAACGGTTAATACTGAATTAGAAACATTAATGAAACGTTCAGAAGAAATTGAGTCAGCTATTGAAGCTGTTGAAACTGAAGAAGATCTAAACGATGTAGAAACTCAAATTGAAGAAATTCAAAGCGAATTAGAAACAAAAAAACAAGAAAAAGAAGATTTAGAAAAAGAAATTTCTGATTTAGAAACGGAATTAAAAGAATTAGAAGATAAAGAACCAGCCAAGGAGGAAAAAAGAAATATGAAGAAAAACGAAAAAATTCAACAACGCGCAGCTTTAAATGCATTCATTCGTTCTAAAGGTCAAACACGAGATGGTTTGAAAATTGTAGACGGTGGGGCAGTAGTTCCAGTTGAAACAACGGAACTTGTTAAGAAACCAGAAGTTGGAATTGATTTAAGTGAATTAGTAAGAACAGTTAAAGTAAAATCAGGTTCAGGGAAAACTCCTATTGCCAGCAAATCAAAAGGCAAAATGGTTAAGACTTCTGAATTAGAAAAAAATCCAGAACTAGCAAAACCTAAATTCAAAGATGTGCCTTGGACAATTGATACATTCCGCGGACAATTAGGAGTGTCTCAAGAAATGATTGATGATGCTGATTACGACATTATGGATTTCATCGAAGAAGATGTATATACGCAAGATGTTAACACTAAGAATTATGAAATTGCCTCAATTCTAAAAACTGCTAAAGCTGAAAATGCTAGTGGATTTGATGGACTTAAAGATATTATCAACAAGAAAATTAAATCTTGCTACAATGTAGTATTAATCGTAACGGATTCAATGTTTGCGTCGATGGATAAGACTAAAGATAAAGACGGTCGATACATGTTGCAACCTGACCCAACGTCACCTACAGGATACAAATTCAAAGGTAAAGTGATTTATTCGCTTCCTGATGAATTATTAGGCGAGGCTGAAGAAATGAAAGCCTTCATTGGAGATCCTAAAGCGTTTGTTGCATTGTTTGACAGAAAACAAACTACAGTTCGTTGGGTGGCAAATGAAATTTATGGAGAAATCCTAGGATTATTCTCTCGTTTCGCTATCAAGAAAATTGATGAAGACGCTGGTGTATTTGTAACATACACTGAAGCTGCATAGGAGTGATTTATGAAGTACGAAGTTATTCGTGCTTTTACTGATATGACTGACCGATCGGAAGAATATCCGAACGGTCAGTTTTACAATGTTGGCGACTTATATCCAGCAAAAGGAAAAGTTAGTAAAGCACGACTGTTAGAATTATCGACTAAAGATAATATTGCTGGAGTTATTTTCATCAAACAGACAGAAGGAGATGATAATAATGGAACAGACACAGATACTAGCTCTTCTGAAAGCTAAGCTAGGGATTAGTGGGACATTTAGAGATGAGTATTTAAACCATTTAATTTTATCAGTACAAGACGAGATTAAAAAACAAAAGAAAATAAAACTTGATACTAATCGATATGATCACATGGATTTCTTAATCGACTACTCAGCATTTAGATACGACAATCGTGATAATAATATTCTAATGCCAAAACATTTACAATATCGCCTACATAATCTACTAATAGAAAATCTAAGGAGTGATGTTGATGTGGAATAAAGAGATTACCTTAATCAAAAAGCGAATTAATCAAACGGATGACATCGGGAATCCAATTACAGAATTAAGTAAACGCAAAGTCTTAGCTACTGAAAAAAGCGTAACTAATAGCATGTTATTCTACGGTGCTCAATTTGGATATAAGCCAGTATTCGTAGTGCAAGTTAGATGGTTCGAGTACGAACATGAATCTTTCTTAGAATGCGATGGAATCAAGTACGTTATCCGAAGAGCATTCAAGCCAGAAAACGGAGAGTTAATGGAATTACAATGCGAAGAATTGGTTGGAAATAAGTATGAGCTATAATCTAGAATCTGAAATTGCTAAAGCTTTATCAAATTTCAATGAAGATGTCGCCCAAGAAATTGGGGAAATAGTTGATGATTTAGCTGATAAGACGGTTGCCAAATTAAAAGGTGCATCTCCAAAAAGAACTGGAGATTACGGCGATGACTGGGATAGCAAACTGAACAAGCGTGGCGAACGAGTTATTTACCAACCTAAAGAATATCGAATTGCTCATTTGTTAGAATTCGGACACGCTCGTAGGAATGGCGGACGCAACGTTGGAGCAAAACCACACATTAAAGAAATAGAAAGTGAAGTAATTAAAGAATTTGAATCAGAAATTAGAAGGAGGTTAGGATCCTAAATGATGACATTACAGGAATTATATAAACAGCTTAAGAATCTACAGCTTCCTGTCCAATACTACATGTTTCAGGAAGGGCAAGCTCCTGACCTTCCTTATATCATTTATTATAATCCATCAGAACAACATGAGAATGCAGACAATGCTACGCTTCATATAAGTAAGGATGTGATTATAGAAGTCTATTCAGAATTTAAAGATTTATCATTAGAAGAAAAATTGAAACAATTA